ACACTATTTTCATTTTTCTGTTCTAATGTTTTTAATACATCATTCCGCCTTTCTCCAGACATTATATATATTGTATATATTTATAAATCTTTGATACACGCGGTTAAAATGTTATGGACGCGTGTTAATACATTCTTGCGTTCAATATTATAATCGCGAATGCGTTCCATACATTCTTCAAATGAGAACCATCCAATCTCGGCAACTTCCGTCTCCTGAAAGTTCTTCAACTTATAACGAGTGTCTTTGATTTCGGCCAAGAAATAACTGTGTTTATAGGACTTGTAATTAGATCCCATAAATACCTCTTCAAAGGGTGCTAAATTTTCAATCAAATGAATATCGCGTGGATTATATCCGGTCTCTTCACAGAACTCACGAATACCAACCTCTAAATCATTTTCATTAATATTGCGTCGTCCCTTTGGAAATCCAAACTCGGCGCTCGTCCATTTCGTATCACTTTCGGCAACAAAATCATCCAGTTTATAGTATTGTCCCTTTACTAAAATACCGCGCTTAATAAGTTCAAACTTGACTTTGGATTGTTCGTGTTCGTGAGTATATAGTTTCGCAGTGGGTCCCCATAACTCATCCCACATCGTGTCAAAGGATGATACGAGAATACGCTTCTTCTCTTCAACAGTCATTTCATTAATGATATTTCTCATATAGTGGAAATTGTGCATATTGTATTTACCCCGAATGAAATCCATATATCCCAAACTGTCCTTTCGGCGTATCATCAAATATTTCATTTCTCCTTCTTCTTTGCGATACGCGATTAATCCAATACTCGTAATCGGCAATCTACACGACATAAATGTGTGGTTCTGCTTACCACAGTTCAAACAATGGCGGTCATATGGTGCGCGGGTTCGTCGCCGAATGGTATGTTCGTGTTTATCCTTAGAATACACTTCATATTCTTCTTCGGAATATACTTCTTCCTCTTCTTCTTCACTAATAGAATCCATCTTTCTTGTATAATATAGTTCTTCTTTTTTATCTGTTTTTATACACATCTTGTCAATATCAAGACGAGCGCGTTTATAGGCCGAAATATCCATAGGTCTCTCATAGATATCTCTCTTAACAGGTATATTCTTCTTCAGAGCATCAAATCGCGAATTGGTTGGAACAAGTTCCTTGTATTGATATTTCTTAAAGCGAGACGACTTCTCTCCGACTTCTATTTCGCGACGATACATTAAATCCTTCTCTCGCACTTCTGCCTCATCAACGTATTTCTCCGAGAACGAAACGGAACGAACAAAGCTCATTATTGGTTTGGTGTGTACCACTTAACATATCAAATAATATGCGTTCAATTGGAGCGCATATTAAATAAAATGGATATATATGGAAGAACCAACATTTGAATTGAGTGATGTTTTCTATAAAAACACGATGGATTTAGACCCGAAAATATGGTGGCCTCATTATCAATTTGTTCTTCAGTCCATTGTCTTTAATTATCCACACCATCCTAATGAAATCTCCCAGAAAAAGATGTACGAGATTATAATGAATATCCCTCTATGGATACCGAATGAGGCAATGTCAAACACGATTATTGAACTCCTCAATGAATATCCGGTTTCGTCTTATTTAACGAACCGCACCACTTTTTTAAAATGGTTACACGAATTCACGAAACGGATGCGTCGTCGTATAAACGAGTTTGATAAAAAGCGAACCAAACAGGATGGGGCGACCATAACCCCGCCATTTGAAGACCAGACATATTACGATTTCATACAGGACTATCATCACGAGTATTTACCTGCCGCCGCAAGAGAGAAGGAGTATAAAAAATGGTTGATGAAAATGAAATCGGTTGGAGTGATGGTTTCTCTATTGGGAATTATCGGATATTTCAGTTGGAAAGAATTCAAAAAATAATATTCCGATAGTGTATATGCTAAATATAGAAGAATTATGTGCTCCGGCACTGATTTATTTAATCTTTGCCACAACACATGTTCTATTGGATACGACACAACAAATGTATTATTCCGCTCTGATTAAACTCATCATATCTATACTCATTACAATCTTATTGAATCAACTATGTATGAGGGGTCTCGGTATTGTCTCGTGGATTATCATCTTTGTCCCATTCATCCTTCTCTCCACCATAACCGTCATTCTTCTGTGGTTGTTCGGGATTGACGAAAAGGGTCGCATCAATATTCGCCAAGAAGTCGTAGACCAGCGCGGAACTCAGTATAATCCTGCGTTTCATTAAATAAAAACATTCTCTATTTAGTTAATAATGGAAAGTCTGCGAAATCTTTTTAATTATATCGTTAAGCGAGGTGTAATTTTAGGAATTGATATATACCACTATTTAAGCGACATTTATGACTATTATTTACGACCCCATTTGAAAACATTGAGAGCACCCAGAGAGAACGACTATGTCATTTGTTATTTAATATATGATAAAATAAATGGAACACAAAAAATGGTTCGTGCGGCAAATTACACCTATCAGCAAATGATGCGAGATATGAATGACCCCACATTAATTGTCATTCTCTCGTTTATTAGAAACAATATTACTACTGCGACTGATACGGTTCCGCCATCCACACCTCGTTCAATAGAAGCAGACCGTTTATATTGTATATTAAATGAACATACTTTGAAACACTATTTCGTGAAAAACGAACCGAATTTAGAAAAAATAAGGAGTTCAATATCAGAAGACATTATGTATATGGGTTTAAAAGTCGGAGAAACGGAATATGATATTTACGAACATTTCAAAAAGTATATGATTAAAGGGAATAAAATAGACTGCCACGTGATTAAACAGATGATGAATATATATTATCCATCCTATCCTAAAATGGGAATGCTTCATATAATGAATACATCGTTTGAAGAAGCATATCACGATATTTCCTTTTCGTTTATAATTTGAAATTGAATATAAGTTTAAATACTATATAAAATATATAGTATATAATGGCATCTCAACTCTCATTTAAACACGCTCTGTTCAACGAGCCTGCTTCTGTGTCGTCCGGAAGTCGCAAATATCCGCTCAAATACGAGTGGGCATTTTATTCGCATCTTCCGCACGACACAGACTGGACGCTGAATTCATATAAGCGCGTATTTGATATGAGTAGTTTGGAGGACGCAATATCTCTATTTGAACATATTCCGAAAATCGTCGTTGAACGATGTATGTTATTTGTGATGAAAACCCATATTAAACCCATTTGGGAAGACCCACTAAATAAAAATGGGGGATGTTTTTCGTTTAAAGTGGCGGAGGACAAAGTCTATGAAATGTGGAAGTCTATCCATTATTTGATGATAGGAGGACAATTGGGGGCGCATATAAAGGGATTTGCTGACAAAATCAATGGAATTTCTATTTCGCCTAAACGGGGGTTTTGTATCATCAAAATCTGGATGGAGACCACCGAATATGAAGACCCCTCTATATTCAATCCCTATTTTGGAACTATTTTTAAAGATGTTGAAAACAATGCTATATACAAGTTGAATAAGCCGGAATACTAGGAAACTTAGTTAAATTACATATTTCACAGAGTTCGTCATACATTTTTACAACACTATTCACTTCTGGACTATCCAATGTTTTCAATAAATCCCAAGTATAAGGAGTAAATATAAAATCTTTTCTTTTATATTCTTTCAATTCGTGAATGGTTGGGAACCGAATAATATAGGTGGAAAATATGTTGTAGAATGTTTGACGGTCTAATACTTGAATAATATCGTTTATGGTGGCAATCACCGTCTCATCGTTTACACTATGAAGAATTAATGCGATATCGTAATTTCTCATTTTTATAGAAATGAGAGATTAAAAACTATGAATAGAACTAATTTTGCGCTGGAAGAGATGCCAGACACAACTTTAATTCTCCCAAACTCGCCACATTATAGGATACAATTAAGGGCATTCCATTGGATAGATACAACTCACACGAAGAACAGAGATTGGAACATTTGATGACATAACTCAGATATTTGAGACTATAAAATCCTTGATGGACATATACGGGGTCATCCTTTTGAACGAAACTCATATTATTTTCGGATTCACTGCGTTTGATTTGGACGGATGCATAGGGTCCATTCAGAGAGAAGATTAATTCATCACCGACACTCTTAATCTCCAATCTATCCGAGAATGATGAGAGGTCGCGAATAATCTTTTGAAAGTCAGAAGACGGCATATTAATAATAGACGAATATTTCACATTTGCGGGAATTTCCAAGTCAGTTTCAATGGGGTCAATCAATCTCAGTTTATATGTTCGGCACTGATTGATTTCGCCGTTTTCAAACTTGAAACTCAAATACTTAATATTTCCATAATTATAATCCTCCTCCGTAATATACATGGTCATTGTATCATTGGACTCAATCGTATTTACGATTTTGAAAAGATGAAACATATTGACACCAATAATAATGGTCGGATATTTACAATAGAAATATTCAAAGTTCTTAGATTCCAGATTCATATGCGCTAAAACCATATGGGATTTGTCCATACTGGAAATTACAATGGAACCACCATTTCCCGTTGAATCAGGTTTCCTAAATTTGATATTATTCTCAATCAAAATATCCTTTAGAGCGGTACATAACAATTTGAATACCGACACTTGGACGGTTTTGATTTCCAGAACATTCTCCTGATGAGAATTATCCACAATGATGTTTTCCATTTACTGTATAAACAATAAATATCCTTTATATCATTTATTTTTATATGTAAAATAAATGAGATTTATTTGCGTCCCTTGCGTGCCTTCTTGGTCCCCATCTTGACCGCACCGAACTTACCCTTAACCGTCTTGTATCCGGCCTTCTCCAGACGCTTCTCCTTCTTGGCGGTTGCGTGCTTCTTCTTGCTGACAATGCGACCGTGCTTGTTCATCATCAGATGGTCCTTAGTGAGACCACCCGCGGTTTTGTAAGCAGTTCCGTGCCACACCTGCGCACGGCTTCCCTCTAAAAGTTCAAACGTCTTCCCCTTCACGTGATATTTGCCGTCATCGGCTTTCATAATTTTCTTCGTCATTTTATATATTAACGACAGATAAAAAAATCATTTTCCTCTAAAATGAACGAACACCATTTTTTGGAAATGGCGATTATCATGATATTATCGGGGATGTTATCCACAATGAATATGTGGGCGTATAAATTCTCGCATATCCGCTTCTCTCTAAATGATGTCTATATGATTTCACTAATGACGGGATGGATGCTATTCTTTATGGGAGTTTATTATAGTTCATTGAAATATACGATTATAGGGTTTGTCATAACTGGTTTAACGATTGCCGCAATCCGAAATCAGTGGTTTGTATCCTATGACCAATATATACAAGGAATGATACCTCATCACTCAATGGCGCTCACAATGTCTAAACCCCATTTGAATATTCCATTTGCTAAAACCATATATTTGACCCAACTTCGTGAAATAGATGATATGACTAGAAGAGACGTCCCCTAAATCCTTTCGCATATAATTCCTTTTTCGTGAATTGTGGTTTATTCACAATTGCCTTTTTAGGATTGGTTTCAGGTGTGATTAAAGTCGGATATCCACAATTGGTTTGATAGAAGACTAATGGTTCGGATAATTCACTTTCTGGATTATAAACCGCCCTAAATCGTATGATCTGTGTCTGAATAGGAATTTCTCTCATACGAGGTTGATTAAAGGAGAAACTACTTTGGAATGTTGTAACAGTTCCAAATAGAGTATATTGATTAAAAGGTATTAAAAGCGCTTCTTCATAGGACAATAGAATATTTTCCGTGATATAACTGTATATTTCTATGTCAGCGGTTAATAATATCTTCTTCCATTGAACGACATAGGTTGTTTTGTATAATCCATTTCTCACAGCAACCGCTGTTATATCTTCTAATGTAATGGGGGTTTCAATAACATAGTCTAATGTTTTTAATTCCACATTTTTATATTTAGCACTTACAGATATATTCTGTTTCCAGTCATTGTAGATATATATTTTAGGGGTGAGTGTAGGCAATTCAACAGGGAATTCAATTGGGATTAATACACCATCATATATATCAGTGGGTCTAACTTGGTTATTAAATCCGCTAATGTCTAAAATGATATTCATATTCTCTCTTACAGGGGTAATATCCAATGTAAAAGAGACATCCACTGCTAAAATATTCTTTCGTATTTCGTGGCCGAAATCAAACTCAGCAAAAGATAAATCTAATACTTCATTAGGAACTTGGAATGACACATTTGATGAATCGGCCAATGTAGAAGATAATGAAGTTCCGTGTTTCCCAATGATTTTAAACCAATAATAATCATTTGGAATTAACTTTCTCTCTGTTCCAATTAAAAAATCATTAACTTCTGGATAATCATTCACTTCTATGGTTTTCCATATAGAATAAGATGTATCAACTGGTTCATTATTTAAAGAAGATGAATAGGAATATAGAACATATTCACTTATAAACTGTTGTTCTTCAGGTGGTTCTACATTATAGGTGATTTTGAAATCGTGGTATTGGAGAGAAATATCAATAATTCCTAAATTATTAAATCCAACATCAAACTCTAAATCATCCGTTAAACTATCGTATTCACTTGCTTTTAGAGAAATGGTTTCACTCCCAATTAAATCGGTTATGACATTTAAACATACATCTACCAATATATTTCCTGCTTGAATATCTCCTCGGACAGAAACATCCACATCATCTAAGGAAACATCTAATGAATATATTCTATCGGTTATGATATCATTGATATCAAAGTCAATCAGTTTATTCGTAAATGGACTAGCATAGTCTTTTAATCTATAATTCGCATCATATACTTTACTACCTTCAACATATAAAACGACATTACTAAAATGCCATTGTGAATCTTCTGGATGTTGAAATGTGATATGAATATGGTTTAAGTCTATATTATATTTCGCACCTAATATGTCCGGTTTGGTCGGATTATTTGTAAAGTTAAATCCGCCATAGGAAATATCTAAGGTGATTAAATTCTCATAGATGAGTTGAATGTTTAATCGCATTGGGTCTAAATAATACTGTTCGGCATCAATACCTATCACATTTGGGAAGCGATAGGATACAACTTCTGTACTTACTGAACTTTTCACCAAATCATTATACGGAATTGTTCCATTTGTGATTAATGTATTATCCGTTAAATGGAAGAGTTCATAACTCACAGAGGCAAATTGCGGCACACCTTTTCCATCGTGTAAAAATGTGACATTACTGATTTCATAGGCGACCGATGGGGTAGCAGATACGTTTAATATTGCTATAGCATTTAAATCATAAGGCGGTTCTAATGTGTTCTGAATTCGTTTCGTTCTTGGATTAGAGATTAATGTAAAATGTTCCACTTCACAAGATACATCTAATATATCATTATAGAATGCTGGATTGCCCTGTATTTGGAAATCTAATATATATGTATTGTCAGTTTTAATAAAATCCTTAAATGAAATCTTATCATTAAATATGGTCTGAGATTTGGTCACATTATAAATTGCTAAATAAACGAAATCCAATGACCTAGAAAATTCAAAGTCTTCATATTCAAACGTAAACCCATAGGATAAATCGGGTGTGAATGAATAATTTTCTATAAGAGAAATTCTTAAAGGCGCTTTTGGACGAGTTCCACTGTCAATGGTTTGAATAATAGATGTTTCTAATGTCGTATTTTTCAATGAATATGTTGCCTTAATGGTAAAGATTTTTCCAAAATTGGTTAAGTCATAATTGAATGTATTGCCTCTATATTGGGTTCCATCTTGTATTAAATTACCGGAACCATCTTGTGTTATGGTGTCTAATAATACCCCATTCGCACATATATCGTATCTTACTTGATAATCATTGGAAATGATATTGCTTCTTACCTGCGGATAATTAAACGACAG